GGCTCCCAAATTACGGTCTACACCGTAAATGGGATTGCCATAGCAGAGGCACATCCATGGGCGAACTCCTTCCTCATTGAGTCCGTCAACGATTTTGTCGAGCCATGCGAAATCATATTTCCCTTTTTCTTGTTCACATTTAGCCCATCCACTTTGGATGCGGGCATAGCCGACACCGAGCTCTCCAACGTATTGTTTATATTTGGAAAAGTCTGCATAGTCACGGTCAAGGGTCTCACAACCGACCGACCATCGGGAATTGCCTGTACCGTCGGCAGGTTTAGTGGCAAGCTCCCCGATTTGTAGAAGCGGAGGTGTATGAACATTAAATTGTTGCCATGTTACCGAATAAGGTTTCTTTTGGGCGAATGACATTCCGGTAAATGACATAAACAAGAGGATTAAGAATTTAGTCATAATTTTTTATAATTAGTAGTTTGTTATGCAGCAGTGTGGTGTGGTGTGATGTAATGCAAATATAGTGATAAAAAATTACTAAACAAGAAAAAGAATATTTAGTAAAGCATGGAGTTCCTTATGCGGAAGGCGGCGTATCCCATTCGGAATCATGTCATAAACGTAAAAAATTCTATTTGTGTGAGACTCCTCATAATATGAGACTTCTCGAAAATTATAGAAAAAAATTATATCATCGCTAATGCGAAATTTAATGAGAAAGGTGGTATCAATTATTGGAATTTAAATTATTCCTAGATACCAATGCTCTTCTGAATTTACAAAGGGAAGCTTTTAAAGAACCCTTTATTATCTCACAGAAGACGCTTGAAGAGATTGAAAGTATTAAGACTTCAGGTCATAAAGATAATGAAATTAAATACAAAGCCAGACAAACGGCTCATATGCTGGATGAGCATTATGGAGAATATGAGGTTGTCGCAACTAACACAGATGTAAAAAATATTCTTGCAGAATATTATTTGGAGGAAACACCTGATAACATTATTCTTGCATCCGCAGTTTTATATAATCGAAATGTATCTCCTATCATTGTTTGTACAGACGATCTCAATTGTAAATTTATTTCAAAAAATATTTTTAAACTACCAACTAAAGGTGTAAACGAAATAAATCTTGTTAAAAATATTGATGAATACACAGGATACAAAGATGTAACTCTTTCTGATGAAGAAATGAGTTATTTTTATTTACATTTAAATGAAAATCAATGTGATTCACTTCTGAATGAATATCTGATAATTCGAAAGAATGATGGTGAGGTTGTTGATTACAGAAAATGGAATGGGCAAGAATATCATCCTATTTCTTATAAACAAATCAATAGTCATTTTATGGGCAAAATCAAACCAAGAAATCCACAACAGGTTTTAGCATTTGATATGCTACAGGACAAAGAAGAGACAATCAAAGTTATCTCAGGTAGATTTGGTAGTGGCAAAGATTATCTCATGATTGCAAATGCTATTAAATTAATCGAAGAAGGAAAATTCGAGAAATTAATTTATGTCAGAAATGCAATTGGCGTAAAAGATGCAAATGAGGTTGGTTTCTTGCCTGGTACTAAATTTGAGAAGATTTTGCCATTTGCAATGCCGTTAGCAGATCATCTTGGTGGAGAAAATGGTCTGGAAATGCAGATTATGGCAGGAAATATTGAAGTTGAACATCTCGGTTATATTCGAGGACGAGATATTAAAAATGCGATTATCTACGTTAGTGAAGCAGAAAATCTAACAAAAGAACATGTCCAACTTCTTATTGGACGAGTTGGTGAAGGATCTGCTCTTTGGATGAACGGAGATTTTAAACAAACAGATTCTACTCTTTTTAGAATGAATAATGGTTTACTATCCACTGTACAAAAACTTGCAGGACATACAAAATTTGGTTATGTACAGCTTCAGAAAACAGAACGAAGTGAAACTGCAGCTATGGCAGATTTATTAGATTAATCCTTTTATGGAAATATTATGAAAGCACGAGGCATATTGCCAATGGAGAAAAAGGAACTCAAGCAAAAATTAGAAACAACATATTTAGACATTGCAATTCCAAGTAATGTAGAAAATTTACAGTTGCCAGATCCTACGCTATTACAATTTTATAAAAATTACGATGATAGAATTATTTGGATTGATGATGAAATTACAACCATGACTTTGGAATATGCAAAGATGATTATGCAGTGGAATTCAGAAGATAAGAAAAATAATATTCCAGCAGAAGAACGTAAGCCAATTAAAGTAATCTTCTTTAGTCCTGGTGGCGATTTAGAGGTAAATAACTGTTTGGTTGATACAATTCAACTAAGTCAAACAAAAGTTATTGGAATCAATGTTGGTATGGCTGCATCAAGTGGATGCTTTATTTATTTAGCATGTCATGAGCGTTTTACATTTCCAACGGCAGAATTCCTCATCCATAAGGGAGCTGGTCAATTTGCTGGGACATACAATGATGTAGTTGCAGCAATTTTAAATTATCAACGACAAATCGAAGAACTTGGTGACTTTGTTTTATCTAGAACAAAGATTCCAGAAGATGTATTTAATGAAAACTTTGAAAATGACTGGTATTTATCTGCGAAAGAAGCTATTAAATATGGTGTTGCAGATAAAATTATTACAAGTTTAGACGAAATCATTTAAGGAAGAGTTCAATACTCTTCTATTTTTATACAAATTTTTAGGATTAAAAGGAGAATTATACGATATGGCAGCATTTACTTATAAGAAAACATCGACAACTTCAATGAAAGTTACTGGTATTTTAAATCCACAAACTATGGTAATCAATGTTGACGGTGAAGATAAGCAACTTTCTACTCTTCTACGTGACTTCGCAGACCTACCAGTAGAAATTAATATTAAGGTCAAGGACGAGGAAGAACTGGATGAACCAGTTGATGTTGAGTAAGAAGGGAGTGATCTACTATTACTTCCTATACAAGATTGCCTGGTGAAACAGATGATCAACTTATATATAGAGTTACTAAAGATAAGGATATAATCGGTTCATGGAATGATGTAGCTGATGTACTCAATCAGTTACTTGGAACTCATTATGGAGAATCAAAATTTCGGAAGGATAAAGCGACATTTGATCGAATGCTGAATGCAAATCGTGATATGTTTGTTGATTCTGATAAACAGTTGCAGGATATCCGGATCGCGCAAAGAGAATTAGAAAAAACTCGTAAGAAAATCCAAACAGAAAAACTAGAATATTCAAAATGGCTACGCGAAGATGCGAGAGCTGAAATGGTTACAGAAAAAATTTGCAATGCAGTTCGTGAATTAAAAACATTGGATATTCCGGAATACATTCCACCTATACATGATCATAAATCATATCTTCTGTGTTTAGCTGATGCTCATTATGGGATTGAATTTGAGATTAAAGATTTGTTTGGAAATATTATCAATGAATATAGTCCAGAGATCTTCGAAACACGTATGTGGGATCTTTTAAATAAAGTTGTTCAGATTGTGAATAAAGAACATATTACAGAATTAAATGTTTGGGAGTTAGGCGATGGACTGCAGGGTGTCTTGCGTTTAAATTCCCAACTTATGAAGCTTAGATATGGTATTATCGACTCTTCTATTCTGTATGCCAATTTCCTTGCAAATTGGTTAAATGAACTTAGTAAATATGTACGAATTAAATTTCAAATGGTGATTGATTCAAATCATAATCAGCTTAGAATTTGCGGTGCGCCGAAAAATGCATTCGTAGATGAAAATATGAGTAAATCAATGCTTGTATTAATTAAAGAACGGCTTAAAGACAATAAGAATATTGTAATTCTTGAAAATCCAACTGGAATGGATTATTCCGTACTAAACACATATGCAGTATTAGGTATTCATGGCGAAGTCCCGAACATTAAAACTGCAATTGATGAATATGCGCGAGCTTATCAAACACATTTTGATTATTTGATTGGCGCTCATTGCCATCATAAAATGAATGTGGAAGTTGGAATTGATGCAGAATGTCTTACTGTCAGATCTATTATTGGCGTCGATCCATATGGGATGTCTCTAAGGAAGACATCTAACCCTGGCGCGAGTTTATTTGAGTTCGAGCTTGGACAAGGGCTTACCACACAACATTCAATTAAGCTTAATTAATGGAGAATACAATTATGGGAGAAATTGACGAAAATCCAGTGTTGGATTATGACGAACTTAATTCATACATTCAAGGTCGAACAGGTTTAGATTATGACACGGTAGCTAATGTATTGGATCTTGAAACAGAATACATGATCAAAGTAGGAATTATTGAATCACAAAATCCTGCTGGAGTAGAAAAATAAGTACAGATGTATCTGTACTTACATATAAAGAAGGCCATCGGCTACCTAAAATTGAATACAAGAACTCTTATCAGAGAGCCTGATCCATCTGGACGTTGCGTGGTGCGCTCCTCGGTTTTTATCGTGGTCGAGGTAGCGAACGCCAATGCTCACAGACAAATTCCCATCTATTTAGACGGAAACGCCAATAAGCATTAACGTGAACTGGCGTTAATATCGAATATGACATAGCCATGTTACTTCACCTGCCTTTCCGTTGTTATACAACAAATGTACAAAACTCGGGAAAAGCCGATGACCAAGAATACGGAAGATGCTCCGTACTTATAGAGAATAACATATTATAAAAAATTAGACAAGCACTTCATAAGTGCAAAATTTATTTGAACAAAAGGACTAATTGTTAAGTAACTAAAAACATAGAAATATATATACAAATATAGATAAGAGTGGACACATTAAGTCTCTTGTTTATAGCTTAACAATAGGTCTCAAGCCTAAGTGACTGCTACTGTCGAAAGACATGTTGCAGATAGGAACTATGTTAAGCAGTAAGGTAAAGACACACCTTTAGATGTAATCTTCAGTCTGAAGCTCTGTGAGTGCAAACCAAGAAACAATGCTAATGTCCTGTATTGATAACAGGGAAACGCATATCCTCTGCTTGACTTTGGCACGAAGAGAAATTCTCCGAAAGGAAGGCGTCAGAAATGACAAGTTATGCTTTTGTATTAGATGCGAATGGGAAACAATTAGCGCCGACAAAAGAACAAAAAGCGTGGTTTCTTATCCGTAAGAAACGAGCAGCATTGGTTAGTAAATATCCAATGGTAATACAATTGAAAAAAGAAATTCAAGAAAATGAAATCTGTAAAGATGAGATTCGTTGTGGAATAGATGACGGCGGACTTCATGTAGGGATTGCTCTGGTTCAGAAATGTAAAACGAAAAATAAAGTTGTTTTCAAAGGAACCATCGAGCAGCGCAATGATGTAAAGCATCTTATGGAAGTTAGGCGGGGTTATAGACGCTACCACCGTTATCATAAAAGATATAGACAAGCGAGATTCAATAATCGTAAATCTTCTAAAAGAGAAGGACGAATTGCCCCAAGTATCTTACAGAAACGACAAGCTACCATAAGAGTTATCAATCAGCTTAATAAGTGGATAAATATAACAAATTATTGGCTGGAAGATGTTTCTATTGATATCCGCGTATTAACAGATGGGTATAAATCTTATCGTTGGCAATATCAAAAATCCAACAGATTAGATGAAAATATTCGTAAATCAACTATTCTAAGAGATGGTGGCAAGTGTATGGAATGTGGAAAATCTAACTGCAGATTAGAAGTTCATCATATTAAACCAAAAAGACGAAATGGTTCCAACACGTTAGATAATCTGATTACATTATGTGAAAGCTGCCATCAGAAAACTGAAGGCCAGGAAGAATTATATATGGATCGATATTTCTCCCTGTTAAAATCTTCTGACAATAAAAACCTGAATTATGCACAACATGTAATGATTGGTAAGATGTGGCTTCGAAAACAATTGTCAGGTTTGGGGGTATTATATCTGACGAGTGGTGGAGATACAGCCAACAAACGCATTGACTGGAATATTGAGAAATCACACGCCAATGATGCTGTCTGTATTACGGATTTGCAGCCTGATACATATGATATGAAAGAATGGACAATGAAACCCATGCGTAGACAAAGCAAAGCGAAAACCGACCATGTTTTAGGAATTAAGCATAGAGATTTGGTTGAGTATACATTTAAAAATGGCGAAACGCACAGAGGATATGTAACAGCATTATACCCTGAACAAAAAGCGATTAATTTTCAAAGTCCAACAAAACATTGTAAAAAAGTTAATGCGAGGAAGTGTAAATTACTATGGAAATATTCAAAAATCTATTGGTTTGAGAATGCGAGCTAAACACGCTTATCTATGATTAGATGTAATTAACTATATTATTTTAAGGAGAATATTAAAATGAACAAACAAGATATTATTAAAACCGTAGCAGCAAACCTAGAAGTAACCCAGAAAGATGCAGCAAAATATGTAGATGCTGTTTTCGTTACCATCAAAGATGCAATGGCTGATGGAGAATCTGTAAATATCGCAGGATTTGGAAAATTCGAGGTTGTAGAAAAGGCAGAATCTAAGAGACGTAATCCTCAGACTGGTGAAACAATTATGGTTGCTGCTCATAAAGCACCGAAATTCAAGGCAGCTACTGCTCTTAAAGAGGCTGTTCTCTAATAGATCGGTGGTGATTTTATGCATACACTGAAATGTAAAAGTATTGAAGAATTAGTCGAAGTAGTTGTCGAGACTTATGAGCTACTACATGATTGTGATCGAAACGTAAGTTTTGTTGCTAAGTATGATCATGCAAAAGAAATTTTGAGAGAATTGGTATTTTACGATTATGATCTAAAATTTGTTGAGTTAGCAGATCCTGAGTGGGATAACTATGAAGACGAATATGTTATTAGTATTGTGTGTGATGAAATATTTTGCGAGAAGCTAAAATTGGACGGAAGATATTGTATGCTATCTCCAAAATTTGTATTTTTTGATGAAAATGCAAATTCTAAATGCGTTAAATATTTTGAATCGGATATGAAATATGAATTTGAAATCACGGAAGAAGAATCTGGTGATGACTCTGATCATATGATCGACCACCATGATTGTGATGACTACGACTGTGATTCACGTTCCAAAGACAATTCTATGGATGTAGATTTCTCTGATGATGGACAGGGATTTACATGTAGCAAGCATGATAAGAATGGATATAGTTCTATTTCATATTGGTCATCTGAACAGGTTGATAAGAATCGTTTATCTGAAATTTTGAAAAGTTTTTATTTATAATTTTGTTGAGTGTGTAAGACTGCAGCTTACGCACTCAAATACAGGTCGTTAGTGTAATTGGCAACACGGCAGTCTCCAAAACTGTTAATCAGGGTTCGAATCCCTGGCTTCCTGTTTGCAATTTTCTGCAAACGAGCGCAGAGAATAAATGATTAGAGACGGGTGGATAACCTGATAATGAGTAATATAGGATGGTTAATACTCTCCTATCTCATCTCTATTGGTGGAAAGGTTCATGTCGTGAGACAGCGTTAATTCCTTTTTATAATATTAGCACAAGGAGAAATTAACGATAGATACTTCTGATAAATTAACAACACTTGAAATAGCAGAGATGCTAGGTATAAAACACTATAAGGTTTTGGAAAAAATAAACGGTACAAAAGATAGAAAAACAAAAAGTCTTATTGATTTACTGCAACAACGAAATTTAGATAAACAAGAATATTTCATTGATTCTACATACAAAGATAAAAGTGGTAAGAAAAATAAATTATATATTTGTACGCTAAAAGGCATTAAATTATTTATGGATAATTTAAGAAATTATGAAAATAAATCCTCCTTGCTATTATGGTTTAAAGACCATACAGGTAAAGAGGTGGATATTATTTTATATAATAGACCAGAAATATATTTTATTGATGAATTAGAGCAAGTTCTTTGCGGAATGGACATAAAAGGCATACGACAATTTCCTATTTTATCATATCGCATAGATTATTATATACCGAGTTTAAAATTAGCAATAGAATATGATGAAGGCGATCATAAATATTATACATATGAAAATCAAGAACTTCGTCAAAAGAATATTGAGAATGAATTAAAATGTACTTTTATTCGATTATCTGATTCAAACAGTAATTTATATAATATTGGTTTGGTTATGAGTCAAATTTTAAAAATGAGAACTGCAGCATAATTTGTGATGGAGAATAAGATATAGAGATCTCTCGATCTGTGTTATAGCTGGTCGAGAGAATTAATAGAATGGGACTATTGGAAGTCATGAGCCAATAGAGTAGAGTTACCTACCTCTCCCATTCTATTTTACGCAGACAAGAAAGGAGAGAAATATTGTCAAAAGAAAAAATTACAAGAGTGAAATATTTCACTCCTGACAAAGAGAAATATATTTATGAAGAAAATTGGAAGAAATATAAAAAATATTTACAGTCCAATATTATTAAAAATAAAGATGTAAAAGATACGACATACAAGAGATATGAAGCTTTATTCCGACATTTTCTTATATGGCTTGGCGAAAACTATGGCGAGCTTGATTTGTATTCTGATGATTTTATGGAAAATGCCGTAGATATAATGGAAGGATACATGCTATTTTGTCAAGAAGTATTACAAAATCACAAAAAAATTATCAATATGAAAGTATCTGCAGTAAGTTCTTTTTATATTTGGTCAATGAAACGTGGTTTTGTTAAATATCACCCATTTGATGGAAAACTTGATCGCATGAAAAAGGCAAACGAGGAACAGATTTTAAATCATTATTTTCTTTCTGATGAGCAAATAAATCAGATCAGAAATGATTTATACCAAACGGAGAATAATAAATGGAGTATACAAGATCAATTATTATTTGAAGTTTCTTTATTTTCCGCTAACCGGTTAGGAGCATTGGAAAGATTAACAATTTCTTCTCTTGATCTTGACAATATGGTATTTGAAGGAATCAGAGAAAAGGAAGGCTATAGAGTTGAAGTGTCATTTGATGATACATGTCGAGATATGATCGAAACATGGCTATCTATGCGAAAGGACGATTATGATCATCTTGAATGTGACGCTTT